ACCTGTTTCATTCATAAACTCAACTACCTTTTGTATATTCTCAGGTAGTGGTTCACCAGTCTCTTGAGCTTCAGCAACAGCTTCTTCAACTGCTTCTTTAACTTCTTCAACTTGTTCTTCAACCTCTATTTCAGTTATTTCTTCAACAACTGGGGTTTCTTCAACGACTTCTTCGTTTTTAACCTCTTCAGTAACCTCTTGTATAGGTTCTTCTACAGGTTCTTTAGGTTCTTCTTTTTTACTTAAATCTACTTTTGCAACATCTTCTTTAGAAGCTTCTTGCTCTTTAGCATATTTAGATAAATCAACCTTAATAGTACCGTCATCTTTTATTTCGTTAACGGGTTTTTCTTCTTTTACTTCCTCTTGTTTTTCAACAACAGGTTGTGTTTGTTCTTCGGTAATTTCTTCAACTACCTCAGCTTTCTTTTTCTTAGCCATAATATAATATTATAAAATTATTAAAAAATTATCTTGGATCAAATTGATTTAATCCAAATCCACCACCCATTATATCATTACCTGAAGATTCAAAGTTTTTAGGTGGTTTTTGATTATTTCTTTGATCTATTAATTCAGATTGTTGAGTCGCTTGGATTTTTGTTCTTTCGTCCTTACGATTTTCTTTATTATCTTCTCTAGATTTTAGCACATCTGCTTCCATCTTTTTTATTTGCATGTTTAACTGAAACTCATGGTTCATAAGTTCTTTTTTCATTTGTGCTTCAGCTTGTAATTTTTGTAAATCTAACTCAGCTTTACCTTGCTCTAATTGTAATTGATTTTGAGTTATAGCTTGGTTTTTTTGAACTTCAGCTTGAGCTGCAACCTGCTGCGCCTCTGCATTAGCTTGAGCTTGAGCTTGTATGTTTTGCTGTTGGATCATTTGATCTTGTTCAGCTTTCTTTTTTCTTTTAAGCTTTAACAATTGATTAGCTAGCTTTGTATTTTTAATATCTCTAATATCAATTGCATCTTCAAGATTTATACCTTGTTGTTGTAAAGCTTGTTGTATGTTATTTTCTAACATCATTTTTTCTTCTTCATCAGGTGCTAACTCTATAAATATACCAAAATCGTATAAATGTAAATTACCCATTTCTGTTAATGTAGCAACGTTATGTCTACCTAGCTTTTGAATAAAAGCTTCTTTAGTTGGTGAGTATTCTATAATATCAGATATTCTTAATGATAAACACTCAGCTAACTCAGATGTTAAAAATAAACCAGCTTGTAGTATATGTCTTGTTGCTGTGTTACTATTTGCAGCAGCTAACTTTTGTACACCTACCAGTGTTTTAGCATCAGGCATACTACCATCTCTTGCTTCATTTAAACCGGTCACATCTCTTATCATCTGCAAGTAGTAGTTATAAGTTTGTATCAAACTTTGTAATTTACCACCACCAGATCCTGACTGTATTTCTTGTATCGGCACTTTACCAGGATTCATATCACCATCACTAGTCATTGATCTACCTATAATACTACCAGTTTGGAAAAACATATTTAATGCTTCTTGCGGGTTGTAATTTGTACCATTACCTAAATCTATTTCAGCTAAACCATCGGCATCTAAATATATACCATCTGGAACCATCCTAGACATCACCTGTTGAATTTTAAGGTGTGTTATTTGAATCATATCAGCAAATGTGGTTATTCTACTGACTAAAGATTCTATCTTTCCCTTATACATCCTAGGTGCAACAATACTATAATTAAGTTTTACCTTAGTATAATCACTTTTAGGTCTCATCATGTTGCTAGCTAGTTCCCACTTTAACATTTTTTTAGTACCTAAAACCATAGCACCTTCAAATAATACTTCTATTTGTTTAGATAATTTACCAAACCTAGCTTCTATAGCATCAAGTTCACCTGGTAAAAAATCACCATCTTTAGCTATAACCTTACTAGCACCAGTTGCAGTTACTTTAGTTTTATAAACTTGGTTCATGTAAGTTTTATAATTAAAGTAAAGTATTTGTATTTGATTTTGATCTATGTTATTTGAATCATTAAAGCTTTTGTTATAAAAACCAGTTGATTGATAACCTTGTTTGTTCATTTCCTTTAGCTCTTGTTCTGTAAGATTAGGAAACTCTTTTACTAATTCGTTTATTGGTATTGTTTTTATTTCACCAAAGTAATATATATCTTCAAAATAAGGATCATCTGTGTAAGAATAAACTATATTAGCTGGATCAACATATTCTACTTTAACCCCTTGTGATTTAGAAAATGAATTCTTAACAGCACCAATACCTAAAACAGTTAAATCGTAATTTACTTTTTTACGAATTAACTCATATCTATTACCTTCTAATAAAACATTTATAGCTTGTTCTTCTGCAATTTCAACAGCTTGTTTATAATTAAGCTGCATGTGTAACTGTAATTCTTCTTCATTTTCAGGTAAAGCTTGCATTTCGCTACCCATTAAATTAACACCAAAAGCTTCAGCAGCAAACTCTGTTAACTCTTTAGATTTCATATCAGCTAATATTTTATCCATATATGCTGTTCTTTTTTCAACACCATATGGATCTTGTGTATAAGCTTTTATGTCAAATGTTCTTTCTGATATACCATTAACAACTATATCTACAAACTTAGGTATAATAGGTACTGGTTTCCAGTCTAAATTAAGATATGACAAATCACCGTTAATAGATAATTCGTCTTTATATTTTTGTATTGATTGTTCTCCTCTTGCGTAAAGTCTAAGCTTATGAAAGTTGTTTTGATTACTTGCAAACCTGTTTGTGCCAGAATCTCTTTTGAACCACTCGCTTTCAATAGCTTTACCTACTTTCAAACCGTAATCCATAGATAACTTCTCTCCGTCACTTACGACTTGACTAGGAAAATAACTGCTTGTATAAGACTCAGCCATATTATTGTTTTATTAATTTTGAATTATAGCCTTTATTTTTATATCTAGCTATACTTATATTTATCTTTTCTTTTTGAATATTAGGTCTTGGTGAATATAAATGTCTGTTACATGCCATAATAGCTAAACCACTACTAATAGCGGCATCAAACTTTGTTCTTCTATTTATATCAAAACCAGCCCAATCATTTAATGTTTCGTTAAAAGGCATATTACCGTGAGTACCATCTTCTTTAATACCAACATGATCTTGTATATACATTTCAATAGCAGCAGCGTGAGCTTGTTTAATATCTTCACTTGAGTTAGGTATTCCACCTATTTCTCTTTCTGCAACAGAAAGTTTATTCCAAGTTCTATCAGGTCTATTCATTGAATAACCTCTATAACCTCTTCTTTTTAAATAATATAATAATCTTGGTTTATTATTTTCTGCTAATAGTGGCATACCATAAAATACTAATGCCATTAATACATCTTCAAAAAACATTTCTGCAGTTTGTGGTCTAGCCACATATTCTAAAAAAAATTGATTAGGTGGTGCATCTTCCATACTAAACTTTGTTAGACCGTGTAATGCTCCTTTTGAACCCTTACCATCAACAGTACCAGATATATCATAAGAGTCACATCCAAACGCTCCTATATGATCGTTGCCTGGTATTTTATAACCATTTTTAATCTTTTGCTTATTTTGTAGATGCGCTGGAGGAACCCAAGATATATTAAACCTACCTTGTTGATTTGGATAAAACATTACCGTTGTATCTTTTATTCCACCCGCCCATTGAAAGTTACCTTTTGTATTGGTTTGCCCTTCGTTAACATCAATTTGCTCGTATATTTTTACTAAATTAAATATACTATTTTTAGTTTCATCTCTGAAAGCATGTTCTTCAGTTCTTGGAAACTGTCTATAAAACTCATTTAAAGCATCTTGATCGTTTCTTAATCCATCTGCTTCATTTTGCCAATGATCTATTACACCTATATCAATGTAGTCACCATAAGGTCCTTTAACTTCTTCTGTTGGTGTTTCAAATACAGGTATTCCATAAGAATCAATGAATCCTTCGTAGTTCCATTCCATAGGTATGAACAAACTATAGAGACCCGAGCTTGTTTGTCCATTGCGGTTTCTTTTTGTAACATCTGAATCATTGTAAAGTTTTTTAAAGTTATCTCCTCCTTTGTCTAAAGCGTTTGATGTTGATCCCATCATACACTTACCAATAATTCTACTACCTAATCTTAATGTAGTTTTTGTTACACGCCAATTATTTAATATATTGTTTGGCCTTTCCCACTTACCACTTTCATCATGTACT